CGGGAAACGAAATTCTATTTGCCTCTTAATTTCACTATATACTATGCTCGCTTTGTAAGAAGAGAAATAATTAAAAAGACCCATCAAGAAATTCTGCTCTAATTGAATCCTGTACACTCTAGTTCCACAGTTAAACAAATAATCTGTTTTTTCTGTTTGAATTCCTATTTTATCCATATCAGCAGGGAGTTGTAGTTTCTTTTTCTTCCAAATTTCAGTGACCGCCATGAATAATTGATATAAAAAATCGGGCATTTCTTCTTTTTGTGAATATAATATTGTCTGGAAAGATTGCATTACTTCGGAGGCAGACCATTTACTGCAATCTCCATTGATATAATAAGTGTTTTGCTTATTATGGTTAGAATGCTGTATAACTCTATCCACATTTTCTTGCATTTTAAGTAATTTTAAATCACCAGGAACACTTATGCACTCAGATGGTATAGTTTTACAAATTAATTTAAAATATTCCTCAAAAAGTTTAACTACGAATTTTGACTCTATATCCAATACATAAAATTCTCTTTTTGCTCCATATTGAGACTTAATGCATATATCGGATAAAGGATAATAATCTGCTTCTGATAATTTCATATTACATAAATCAATCAAATTCAAATTACTAAGATCATCCCTTTGAATTAATGCATCGTGGACTTTGCATCTTAAATTTGATTTTTCTTCTCTAGTAGAATATAATATACTTGATTTAGTAGAAGTAAAATGAGCCACAGGAATTCTAAATAAATCATTCTCCAATATTTTATAAAAATTTATAGGATGGTTTTCTAAAAAATTTTTTGTAGCATGGAATAAAAAAGTTGAAGAGAATCCAAAATCATTGTCTAAATATAACTTTCCTAGTGTCCTAGAATCAGAATAACCCCATTGTCTTTGTTTAGTGGACAATCTATAAAGTTTATCAAATTTTAATATAGTATTTATACACTTTACGTTTTCAAAATAGAGAGAATTAGGCTCTTTAGGAGAATGAACATATGTATGCAAACTTGATAAAAAATGATCAAAACTGTTAATTCTTAGCTTATCAGTCCAACAAGCTGGAATAGATAAGCGTCCCCCAGTTGATTCTGTCAGTCTGTTATCTCCTTCATAAATAGGTATATTAAGTTCTGCAAATTTGATTCCTTGAGATTTCATTCTAACTATCTTAGAACAAAATTTCCAAAATCTAAATACTAACCAAACAGACATAATGTTAGGATATATAGGGCCGAATTTGTCTGGTAGTAATTTCTTTAGATTGGCATATTTTGACAATGATCCTAAAGCTAAGTACTTAAAGTCCAGCAACATTTCCGCATTTTTTTGACTAGAATTTAATCCTACAAGAACTCTGATAGAATAATATTCTCTTATATGTAATTCATTAAAATTATGTAATCTTCCTAAATCTATAACAGAACTACTCAAAGTTGAATAAAATATGTCAGCTATAAAGGCTAATTTGACTTTTTTTAACCTTCTCCAACTACTTATGAATAACCTTTTATCGACACAATCTTTATATTTTATTTCTCCAAAGACAGGATCAAATAGTTTTTCTTTATTGCTTATATAACCAAAAAAACAAAAAACAACACCAGGATCTGTAGCTCTTTTATTTGATTGCCCTAAAGCTAAACAAAAAATATTTTTTAATCCAGTAGAAAATATATACATATTTCCTTTTTTTGATGCAAACGAACCTAACATAAAAAGTTCTTTTGCAAAAAGAGAGTATCTAAATGAAGTATGAAATATGGATGTTGATGCTAATTTAGTCAATATAGGGTTAAATTCTTTATGAGTTTGTGTTTTTAACATTTGTATAACATCATGATCTCCGATATCGTTGGAATTTAAAATGAAACTCGGGAAATTAAATGTTTTTTTTGATATTTTACTCGAATTAGTTAAAAATTTATCGAATTGTATAGAGTATTTACTATCTAATCCCAATGTTTGTGCTATAGGCTTATAAGTTTGCTCATGACCTCCCCTTTCTTTTCTAGCATTTATACCTGCCTCTATAAAAAATTGCCTAGCTTCAATATCATTTTTTGAAATGTTTAATTTAAACGCTTTATGATAAACAGATAATAAAGACTTTCTTATAACATCCGTTTTTTCACATAAAGTATCAATATAACTGTAGAACTTAGGTTTTCTTCTATTGCTTTCAGGCTTAGGATATAAACCACTTGCATTTCTTAAAATTTCTTTTTCAGCTAAACTAGATGATTTGTATCGTTTAAAATCTTCAATTTCTTCGTTATTTTTAATTCTATCCTTATTAAAATTGTCCCTAGTGTATTTATGTGATGAACCAAAACAAAAAATCTCTTTTGAATCTGAATGTTTATAAATTTTTTCGCCATGCTGACAAATTTTTAAAAGAAAAAACCAACAATTTGAATCTTCTTCGGTTAAAATTAAACTCTCAGAAACAAATAAACAGAAATCCAAAACAAGATCAGCCTCATTAATTTTATTTTCATTTTTCTCCGGGTATTCAAAAAAATCAGCTTCTAAAACCATATGAAGTGTTGGTTTTGGAATTAATAAATGATTATATTGTTTGACTTTTTCCTGAGTTTGAATAAATGAGTTCTTCAAGTCAATTAAAGAGTCTATATTAGGTATAAAATTTTTATCTGTATTAATATCATCAAAACAAGTTTGTAA